CACGTTGCTGGTCACGCTGTGCGGACTGCTCTAACTCTTTCTCTTTCAACTTAATCAGAGGATCGTCCTGTGGGCCCATCATCTCAGCTTGCTTGTCTTTCACGTCCTTCAAATACTGAGCTACCTTCAAGGCTATCGCAGCTTCACGTTGCAAGTCTGAAACCATATTGCCTGGGTCCATGCCATAAGCCTTGAACAAATCCACTTCAACGTCTTCTTCGGCCTTCAATCGCACGTGTTCCAAGATATGCTTTTGCAATGTGACCGCACCCATTGGGTTAGATTGAAGAATAGGAGACATGCCCTGCATTAAATGCGCTTCAATGTGCGCATCATGCTGTTGACCAGCAAACGCACGCAATGACATACCGTCCAACACATCGCCGTTTTCCGTTGCGGGATCTTTTGGCTTGTCTGGATTCTGTGGTGTCAAGATAGCATCAATGTTCTTTGTTCCCAAGGCTTCGTACACACGACGATAGGCTTCGTAGATGTTGTGCAACTGCGGTGCTGACTGTGCAATCTGCAATTGTGTCTGTGCCAAAGTGATACGCTGTGCGCTAGAGAAGATATTAGGATCAGCTACTGGCTGAACATCAACTGCACCATCAAAGTCGCTGCGCTTAATCTTACGAGACGCGCCAACCACTTCGTATGGATACTCTTCAGGCAATGTTTCACCAAAGCCACGAGCCAATAACTTGAATTCCATCTTTTGGGCATAGTGCATGCGCTTATGGATAGCGGACATCACTGTTGCGCCCTTCTCCATCAAAGCGATTGTAGTGCCCACAGCGGCTTGTTGATTGCCATCGCCTACTTGCATATCAGCAGTGCTTGCCAAACGCTTTCCAGCCTCTACACAGAAGACCATGAGGGCTTGTAGTGTCTGACTTGGCTCTTTGTACGGCAAAGGCAACATGGATGACTGCAAATCTGCACCACCCACGTCAATATCACGCCATTCGCCTGGTTGCAAAGGCACGTCATCGTTAGCAATACGCGCACCTTTTGTCTTAAAGCCTGCTGGCAAGTTAGACAAGGTACCCGCGTCGATCAATTGACGCATGGCTGATGTAGCTGACTTGGTCAAACCACCAATCAAGTGTACAAAACCAAGGCCATAGGCTCCAGGGCCCTCGACTAACACGTAGTGAATGAAATGTTCTTTGCGAACCTTGACTTCGTTCTTCTCTTCCCAGTTACGACGGATGCCAACAACCTTGCTGCTGCCTTCGTCAATCGTAATCACATAAGGAAGCTTCACGCCTGTCTCTTCTCCGTCTTCATCCTTGTCTTCAAAGCCTGGTAAGTCCCAGTCAATGTGGAATTCCAACAAAAACAACTCTTCTGACTCGCTACCAGCCTGCACACCCACCATTTTGTCAGTGGCGTCTTGGATTTCATTGCCAATAGAAGGTGGTGTTAGCTTTTGTACGTCTGTGTCACGGTAGTAGCCGTGTGTAACAAGCTTCTTGAACATGTTTTCGCTCATCGGAATGCGATGAGTTAAGCGCTCACACTTGGAAACAATAGAAGAACCGTTGTACGGGATAAAAATGTCTTCGGCCAAGCATAATTTGCTGACCATACGATTCAAATGTGGGTCTTTGTAGACCTTTTTGAATGTTGAACCGCCGTAACCTGTCCACCAAAGCAACTGATCGAACTCCGGAGTGTATTCTTCCATCTCCGTGGTCAATTGGTAGTTCATAAACTCTTTAACACGCTCTGCTTTAGCAATCTTTTCACGAGTTTCTTTGCCTAACACCTGTGTTTTAACAGGACCTTCGCTTGGCAGGAGCTCTTTGAACGCTTGTGCTTGGAATTGGATGATGGCTTCGGTCAACATTGGGTGAGAAGTACCGCAAGCACCCTTAAATGGCTTGCTTCTTTCCTCGTATGTGAAACCTAGCAGCTCCAAGCCCTTAGAATATTGCTTTTCCCAGTCACCACGAGACGCTTTGTCCGCATCTAACAAGGCTAAAAGCTCTGAAGCGATGTGCCCCATGTCTGATTCGTCAACAACTTCGGCAAGATTGGCGTCAAATGGCACTTCGTCCATTTCTTCTTCGCCCATTTCGACAGTAACACCACCGTCGTCGTCCAGAATAATCTCAATATCAGACTCCGGAGCCTTAAAAGTCGGCTCAGGCATCTCAATGTCTACTTCTTCATCTTCGTATGGGCGATTATTTTCGATTGCCATTCTTTATTTTCTCCATTAATCCAGATTATCTGGGAAATCAAAATAATTAGGATCATCTCTGTTTAGTATTTCTTCGACATAAACTCCGTCTTCATCAACATATTTTACTGTTTTAGGTGGATAAGCTCTACGTTCAACCGGTAAATATTTATCTGATTCAGTAATTCTAAGCTTTTTGCCTATTGTATCTTGGTAAGTATCAAAAAAGCTGTTAAGGTTGTCAAAATATTTCTCAGCAGGTTTGTCGGCCTTACCTTTAACCTGAGAAATAATGTTAAACACACCTTCTCTATCTTTATCTAACTGCACTGTAGCATGTGGAATACCATTCGGGTCTCTAAGAGAGTATATCTTGGTAATCCCTTTTTTGACCCCTTGCACATACTCAGGGCAAGCGCCTACACAATGCCCCATGAGCTTGCCTTCTAGTATCAGTGCTTCTGGGGTTTTAACATCCACCCATTGATACTTCCCAGTAGATGGCATGATAGTGTCTGTACCTTTTAACAAATACTTAGGACCCAGTCTCTTGCCAAACTTCTCAGGGTTTTGTTCGGCCTCTTTTAAAAGCTTTGCCCACTCTTCTGCCTTAACTGCCGCATCTTCAACCCCCATGTTTTTAATTTCATTAGGTGTTTTTGTTTGAAGATAATCTTTTAACTCGCGAACACTAAGGTTTCCAACAAAAGTAGGTTCGCCTACCAGGTTCATGTTGCCATAGCTCTGTGTTACGTATTCGCCTGAGGTGGCTGCTTGGCGAAGATGTGGTGGTAAATCAGTCTTATTAAGCATCCGCATTAACTTCCCTGCTTCGGACTCTTGCACTAGCTGATTAACCCCTGGAAAATCGTAAAGGGCGGGTTTTTCTTTAATAGATTGAGGGTCTATTATTGCAGTGGAAGACCAAGTAGTTGGTTCGTCAGGCTTCTGTTTTTTAATTAATTCCGCTATGCGTCTATCCATTTCCGCTGAATAGGCATAAGGGCTTTTACCTTTAGCCATGGTTTCTGCAGTTTTTGTAGGAATAATGTTTGTCATTCCCAAAGACATGTCATAGTAATCGCGAGCGGTTCTTGCAGCGGAAGGATCTCCTTCTTTGGCCTTGTTTAAGTAATCCTTAAACATCATGGTATTAGGTTCTAGTCTACCCTTTACGTAAGCGTTAAAAATAGGATCCTCAGGAGTTCCGCGTTGTGTCTGCACGTACTTACGAACCTTCTTGTCAAAGAAGTCTAATATAGATTTATCCAATGGGTCTGTGGCGTCAATGTTTTTAGCTAAAGAAACCACTTCTTGATCAAAAGTATCTAACGGTGCAGCCTTTACGTTTTGCGCACCCAAATACAAACCACCTTTTGGACGAACCGCAAACATTGGTTGCGCCTGGCTTGTCAACATCTGCGCTGCCTTGCTACCGCCTTGACCAGTGGTCGCCATGCTCAAGTCTTCCAACACGTCCTTGCCCAACTTGCCAGTCTTCTCTAAAACTCTTCCCGTAGCACGGGCCCCAGAAGCTGGGTTGATGAACGCTGAACCAAGTCGAGCTAGTTCTTCCGCAGCAGAGCCGGTTGGCTTTTCAGCAATACCTAGCTTGTTGGATTTATCAATCAAATACGCGCTACCGCCCACAGGCTTTTCAGTCGCTAACTTACTGCCCGTGAAATAGTCAACACCTTTCAAACCCATGTTGATGATGTCCACCGGTGCACCGACCAAGTCATACGGATAATAAGACACGCCTCTTGCGACGTCTTTTAACATTTTCTTTGCGGTCTCTGGACCACCTTCTTCAAACGTTCTGCCAGAAACCTCGCCCATTTCAGGACTTCCTTCGGCACGCTTTCTAGGTTTCTTGTACTCATCGCGGTAGTAAGTGGCCTTTTTGTCTGACAAGGCTTGTGATACCAATTGTTTAAACTTTTCCTCGTCATCACCCGCTTGCTTTGTTAATTCCAAACCCAAAGCATTGTTATCCAAATCCATTTCCCTGTCACGTGAGCTTTGGCCCTTTAACATGCCAAATCCAAACTCATGACCGTAACCCAAAGCGCGTGCCGCAACTGGGCCGTACTTTTTACTCACTTCACGCATGAGAACCATGTGACGCACCGCATCACCCTGAGTTCCCTCATCTCCTGACATGCCCATGTCTTTAGGCGCTTGGACCGAGGTCTCATAAGCAGGGCCCAAGCCAATCATGTTGGCTAATTTCTTTTCAAGCGAAACGCCACTCGATGCAGGGGCCACGTCACCGCCGCCTTCAAACTTACGCACATAGCGTACGTTTGCCACTTGAGGGGTTTTCATTCCAGGCATGGTCTTCATACCACGGGCATAACTCATGTCCAACTCGCCACCAGCCATCGGAGTTCTGTAGCCAACGTCATACATGCCTGGCATTACCTTCACGCCTTGTGGTGTTTTCATTGCCACGCCTGATGCGCCCATTCTAAAACCATCTTGGTCGTAGCCCACACGTCCTTGTACAGAGGCAGGAGCTCCACGCATCACGCCCATTCCTTCTACAACCATAGGTTGTGGTGGAGTCTGGAACTTAACGTCCAGTGGAGATTCTTCACGAGTAGCCTTTTTTAAATACATCTCAAATTCTTTTTTAGCTTCGCTTTTTTCCTCGTCGTCATCCTCGGCTTCCGCTTCGCCACCCTTTGAAAACTCTTGTGGTTCTTGGGCCGCGGCTGTTTGAAACGGACTCGCGGGTTTTATTGCACCGAGTTGTTTTTGCAATGCTGCGAATTGGCTTGCGGCGCTTTGTTCTTCGGCCGCTTCCCTTGCCTCGAGCTCTCGTTCCGTCTCTGGCTCTTCATCGGCCATGCTCATAAGTGCATACGCCGCTTGATAACCTTGTCCTAAGTCGGCGATGACCTTCTCAGGTTTTAATGTTTCACGTGAAACATCTTTCTTGCCCTGTCTTTCCGTTACTTCTTTTGCGTACTGCAATGTGTCTGGAGCGTTTGGATTGCGTGGATCACTTACGGCCACGCCTTGTTTGGCTTTTTGCATGCCACCAGGACCACCATAATATCCGACCGCCGTTAAGTTCAAATCACCACCGCTCTGGTCATACATCTTCTTGATGTAACGCAAACCAGCACGGGAGTTGTCATACGGATTGTTGATGTCGCCACCCGGCAATACTTCTTTGAAAGTGCCTGGCAAAATTTGCATCCCGCCTACCGCACCAGCGTTGCTGGTCTTGGTATTCTTACCGCCTGAAGATTCCTGCATGTAAATAGATCTCGCCAATGACTCCAAGGGAGTGCCTACAAGGCCCTCGTCTGCTAGTGCTTTTTCAAATGGATTTTGTGCCATGGTCCCTCAGATTAATCTTTTATTGCCAGGTAACGCCTTGTCCACACTTCCGCCAGTTGCGTATAGCTTGTTAATTGCAAAAGGATTCACGCCTTCGCCCATCGATCGCTTACTTACCGACACGCCTCCAGCACCGCCAATACTTCTTCCCTCACCGCCACCACCAGATTGTGGCTTTTCATATACTTCTACAATCTTATTACCAAAGTGAATGCCTTTCCCTGTATCGCCAGTTTTGCTTTCACTTTTGTATATCTCTACCGGCGCAGCGCCCACTACAGGCTTTGTTTGATAACCCGCTTCATACAGAACAGTACCCGCTTTTTTAGGGCCGTAGTCTTCCAATAGTGTTACCGCCGCCTTGCCAGTTGGCTTGCCGTCCTTGTCAAACAACGGTGTAAATTTTGTTGCCATGTCTGGGTTTTGAAAGTAACCACCGATTACTTCAATGTCCTTTGGAGCCATGAACACCGTCTTACCTGATCGCGGTTGTAGGCCCTGTGTTTTATCAGAGTGGTTTTCGCTACTTCGATTGCGTGTAGTTGTTGCATTCGCATGATGCGCATAAGTAGAGCCGCGCTCCGTTTTAAACAGGCTCTCCAAATCGTCTAAATCCAGTAATGGCGTGTAGTCCATTATTTACCCATGCGTTGTCAGTTACCCGATTATATGTTCAATAATACTCTGGCACAAGCGAATCTTCTTGTCCTGGTTCATCGTCATAGTCGCCCTGCAAACTGATGAAGTTGCCCGCCCTAAATCGTGACAGGGCCATGGTCATCGAATCGACCTGGTCGTCGTTTGCTCCAACTGGGAAAGCAGCACATTCCTCAATCAACTCCTCCGCCCACTCGGTCTCCGGCGCCCAGACCATCCTCGATTCCAAGATCGGTGCGATGGCGTTCGCTCTCGCAACCTTGTCCGTTCCCGTCCTTCTTCCGCCCGGTGAATACATCGTAACAGGAATGCCGAGTTTCCGGAGTTCCTGCTGAAGAGGCGTTCCAGTAGCCTTTGCTTCAATAAGTACGTTGTCAGGGTTGTAGAACTTATACTCCTCAAGCGCGACCCTCTTAAGTTCTGGGAAGTCCCACCGACCACGCCGCACGCCCAAAAGGATAATGTTAGGCCCCGAATCTGCATCCGGGGTAAACACGCCCCAGGTTGTAATAACCGAGTAATCCGCGGATTCCTTTTTAGAGTACGCTGTGTCATAACTCTGGATTATATATTCACAAGCCGGTGGTTCGTCATACTTCCAACGTTGCCACCACTCACGCTTTAAGATTGCCCCTTCGTCATTGGTCGGTTGTTGTTGCCACTGGGCGTTCCACTTAGGCAGACCAATGGACATCTTGACCTTTTCTAACTCATCAAGCTTCCAGTACCCCGGCCAAAGGGGCTTGTTAGAGGGGAGGATTGCCGGAAATTCCAGCACTTCCCATTGATCCGCCTTCAACTGGGACTGAGCCTTGAGCAAGCGCCCCGCAACGTCGTCGGTTTTCCAACGAGTATTAATCAAGATAATCGCACCGTTCGGCTGCAAACGCTGACGAGGACCAGAGGTGTACCAGTCCCACGTATTCTCCATCGCCGTATCCGAAATCGCATCCTGTTCGTCCAAGATGTCGTCCAAAATAATGATATCGCCGCCTCGGCCCGTCATCGCACCACCCTTACCAATGAAGAACGCTTCACCGCCCTGGGAGGTAGACCATCGTCCGGCTGCCTTGGAGTCGGCTGCTAACATGGTTTCAGGAAATAACTCTTTGTACTTCTCATCGTCCACGAGGTTACGAATCATACGACCGAAGCGTTGAGCAAGTTCCGCGGTGTGCGAACCAACAATAAGCTTTGACTGAGGAAGTCTGCCCATCAAATAAGCAGGAAACAGGTACGAACCCATCTGTGATTTACCATGCCGCGGGGGCATGGCAATAATTAAACGCTTGCAATCGCCCGAGACTACCCGATCGAACTTCTCGGCAATCTGTTTATGGTGCTCACCAACAAGCATCTCGGGCCAGACGTACTGACAGAAATCAAGGAACGAGGACGACGCGCGTGCTTGTGCTTCAAGGAGCGCTTTTCGATATTCAAGTCTAGCCAGCTCGGCTGCAACATCATCTGGGATATTGTTCATAGGCGCATAGTAACAGAAGTCAATTGTGTTTGAAAAAAAATATATACCCCCGGCCCTAGGTCTTTTTTAAAACAAGGGGGCCTATTTCTGTTTTCAGTAACTATTGTTTGTGTGAAATCTAGGCTTAAGCTGAGAAATAAAATGACGGGGGTATTTATGGGATTGACCTATAAGAAGTCTAAGCAATAAGAAGTAAGAGCTAAGTACCTAATGACTCTAACTATCGTTAGAGTCATTAGCCGATAGGCTAGGTCTATCAGACCCTGAGGTCTGATAGTATAATACAATTAGACCCAGATGGGTCTAATGTGCTAGGCAACTGCCTCCTGTTTGATATCTGCGATGTCACGACCAGACATGATATAAATCTGGATGATAGGTGGCAAACCTTTTTCACCTAACATTGTGTTGCACCCAATGACAAATGCGTGTTGTGCCTTTTCATATTTCTGTGTGCCAACTCGCAAGTCATTACGCTCTGCGTATGCAACCCAACCAGTTACTATCTTTGATGTGACTGATACTTTGTAAAGTTTCTCTGCTACTGTTGTTGTTTCCATTTCTCATTTCTCCTGTAAGTAGACCACCAATTGGTGGTCTAAGTATTATACATCAAAAGTCAAAGTTATCGGGATTAATATCTTCTAGGCTTGTGACCAGGCCATCGAAGTCTTCGTTCTCACCTAGCATGTCTGCTAGTGCAAATACCAATGAGCGGTCTAGTCCCATGTTATCTGCAAGGTCAGTCAAATACTCATTACGATTTGTGTAACCATTCATTTCATAAATATTATCCATTCTCATTTCTCCTTTAATCACCTGGGCGAAAGTGCCCAGGTGTCTAAGTATTATACATCAATCAACATCAACTGTGAAAGACATTCCACGAATAACATCTTTAATCTCTGCCTCATCCAACTCGAACATCTGACTAATCTCATCTGAGTAATCACCAATGTCGAACTCATTACGCATCCATGACCGGATGTCCCCATCGATGTCTAACTTGTCTTCAAGCAACAAGTCCATAGTCAAAGAAATCTTTGACTCGAGTTCCACGCTCTCGAGTACTTGGGTCATGATTCTATCTGCAACTGCTTTGACCAAAGCATCAAAGACAGGTTGCATTGGGTTAAGTGCCTGGGCGACTGTTGTAACTCTTTCGATTGTTTCTGTAGTCATTTCTCATTTCTCCTTCTCCTTCATCTTC